GCTGAAGTCTGTCATCAAGAATATTGACGACTTCCTACTGGCGCCGATGGTTCGTGCGCTGTACGATTGGAACATGGCGTGGAACCCTGATGAGGACATCAAGGGTGACATGCGAATTATTGCGCGTGGCTCGACTGCTCTCATCCAGAAGGAAGTTCAGTCGCAGCGACTGCTGCAGTTTATGTCGTTGGTCGCGAACCCGGCTATAGGTCAGATGGTGAACTTTGAAGCACTCATCAAGGACATCGCCAAGTCTCTCGACATCGACGCAGACCGTATTCTCAAGGAAATGCCAGAGCAAGGAATGGGAGAAATGAATGGGGCTGAAGTTGAACAAGGATCAGGCGAGGGCGTTGCTGGAGTTGGCCAGCCACCCTCAGTGGATAGTCTTGTCCAGCCTGCTCCGCCAACGCCTCGCCCAATGCCACAAGGCTCTGGAAACAACGGACAACTACCGCTTTGAGCAAGGTAAGGTCGTTGAGTTAAGAGCATTACTTGAGTTAGAGGATTCGGCGAAAGCCGTACTGGAAGCAGCGAATCGGGGAACGATACACGCTGTTGAACTTTGATCCGATACGCCAATAGGCCCGGAGTGAGAAAAAATGGCAAGTAGGAATGATCCAGCAAAGCTGGAAGCTGAAGCGAACGCTCTGATTGAACAGTATCAGAAGGCGCGAGAGGAATCTTCAAAGGGGAAGCCCCAAGAGGACACACCTGAAGAGCCGCAGCCGGAAGACGTTCAGGAAGAGACTCCACCTGTCGAGCCGCAGGATACGGAGGCTGAGGTAAAGGCCAAGTCAGACGATGACACAGGTGCGTCGGAGTCTGATGAAAACTGGAAGGCGCAACTTGCCAAGGCGGAACACCGCTACAAAAACGCGCAGTCCAGAATGACGAAGGCGATCGAGGAAGCCAAGGCCGCTAAACAACTTAGCGATACCCTTGCTAATCGAGTAGCCCTGCTTGAACAAGAGTTGTCTCAGAAGTTAGAACAGCAAGGCCCAGATCCGGAAGTAGAAGCACTGGAACGCGACTACCCAGATATTGCGAAGCCGCTGTTGAAACAACTTCAGAAGTTACAAAACGAACTCAAGCAGACAGCGCAACTTCATCGGAAGTCAGAGGAAGAGAGAAGTTTGGAGGCGCACGTCGCGTCGGTTAAAGCGAAGCATCCTGATTTCGCTGATATCGCAAACGATGATGGCTTCCAAGAATGGCTCGACGGACAAACCGCAACTTGGAAACGGATTGCCAAAGCGGGGACGTCTGAGGAAGTTATCGAGCTTCTCGACCGATATAAGGGCGTTAAGAATTCAGCACCCAAGACGGACGTAACGTCTGAGGCAAAGAAATTGGCAGAGCCAAAATTGCCGAAGGCGCGAAATCCAAACGTGAGCGGAAAACGGTTTTGGACTCGCAATGAGATCAATTCTTTGAGTCGCCGAGACTTCGAGCGGTTTGAAGGAGAGATCGACAAGGCTTGGGCTGAGGGCCGTGTCCGCTAGGGTAAAAATTTATCTTAGAGGTATTTTGAAATGGCTATGAACTTTACGGTCGCCAATGGCGGCTGGGTTGCGAACGGTGCCGCTGGCTTCGTCCCTGATATCTTCTCGAAGAAGTTGCAGGCGAAGTTCTACGCGGCGTCTGTTCTTGAGCAGGTGACGAACAACGATTACGAGGGTGAGATCTCTGGTCAGGGTTCGAAGGTTGTGATCCGTACGGTTCCGGCGATCACCGTCGCGAACTACACCGGCACGATCTCGTATCAGGACGTGACGACCTCGACCATCGAGTTGCTCGTTGACAAGGCCAAGTCGTACGCCTTCAAGGTGGACGATGTGCTGAAGGCCGAAAGCGACATCTCGTTCTGGGATGAGGCTGCTCGTGACGCTTCTGAGCAGATGCGCATTGCTGTCGAGACGGACGTTCTCGGCAACATTGTGTCTGGCGTTCAGGCTGGAAACGTGGTGGATGTTGGCACCACGCCGACCGCGTCGAACATCCTCGACCCGATCCTTGAGGCTGCTCGTATCCTCGACGAAGACAACATTCCGGATAGCGACCGCTTCCTCGTTGTCTCGCCGAAGGTGATCGAACTTCTCAAGAAGTCCGATCTGAAGTTCGCGTACCTCACTGGTGACTCGGCTTCGCCGCTCCGCAACGGCAAGGTTGGCATGATCGACCGCTTCACGGTCTATCAGTCGAACCTCCTCGCCGCTGGTTCGGGCGGTGACTCTGGCAAGCGCCTCTGCTTGGCTGGTCACAAGAAGTTCGCGTGCTTCGCTTCGCAGTTCACCAACACTGAGACGGTTCGCCTTGAGTCGTCCTTCGGTGACGGTGTGCGCGGCCTGAAGGTCTACGGCTACAAGGTTGTTCACCCGACCTGCGGCGTGGCTCTCAAGCTGAACGGCATGTAATTGGAGAGGGGAGGGTATGGGAAACCATACTCTCCCCGACCCTTTGGATGGATATGAATAAGGACGAACTTTACGAGTACGCCAAAGCAAACTTTGGTGTGACTCTTGATAGGCGAAAGAAACTTCAAGACTTGCAGGTCGAGGTTAATTCACTCGGCGCACCCCCGACAAAAATCGAGGACATGCCAAGCCTGCCGATCAAGAAGTTGAAAAACAAACGTACCGGCGTGATCTGGGACTGGAACCCTGTGTACGCTGACAACCCTGACTTAGAACCGTATTACGAAGGTTAAAACATGGCTACGGTAAAAGTGGTTGACATCATAGACCGTGCGCAGATCATCCTTCAGGATACGACTGGCACTCGCTGGGCGAAGCAGGAACTTCTGAAGTTCTTCAACGACGCGCAGCGCGAAGTCGTTCTTGTTCGTCCTGATGCGAAGACTGTCAACACGTCATTCGATTGTGTGGCTGGATCTAAACAGACCCTACCCTCCGCTGCTTTGCGATTGCTCGATGTTGTTCGCAACGTCGGCGGCAAGGCGATTCGGCAGATTGATCGCCGAATCATGGACGATCAGCTTCCCGATTGGCATAACACGCCAACTGCGGGAACTGTTCTGATCGAACACTACATCTACAACCCGCTCGATCCGAAGACGTTTTATCTCTATCCGAAGCCGACTAACACCGCTCAGATTGAGATCGTCTACAGTTCCGCTCCGAATACGATCACTTCGACTGGCGGCCCGAACGATCTTGCGGACATCTCGACTACGACCATCGACATCGATGACATCTACGCGAACGCGATCCTCGATTACCTGCTCTACCGGGCGTACTCGAAGGACTCTGAATACGCGGGTAATGTTGCCCGTGCGCAGGCTCATCTGCAGGCTTTCCAAAACGCCCTCGGTATCAAGACGCAGTCGGACTCTGCTTCGACCCCGCGTCCTCGTATCCCGCCGGGTAGCGGAGCCGCAGCGTGAAATACACCGACTTGGCAAATAGGGTTCTTTTAGAGGTTCCCGGTTGCCCGGTGTTTTCTATTGCCCAGTGCATTAAGGACGCGGCAATCGAGTTCTGCATCAAGACTGACGTTTGGATTCAGCCGCTTGAGGATTCGATCCTCCCTGCAAATACGAATGAGATCGATCTTAGTCCGCCTACGGGTTCTGAGATCAATCACGTTCTTGGACTGTACCGGAATCGCGGGACTTCGTCCTCGCCGAGTTACGAGAAGTTGTCTCCGGTCACGCCGGTAGACATCATCATGAAATCTGGGCGTGGGCCTGCGCGTTGCTACACGATGAACGACAGTGACACGATCACCGTTGCTCCGACGCCGGAGGTGAGCGAGACGCTTTACGTTCTCTATTCCCTCAAGCCGTCGCAGAGTAGCACATCGATACCTGACTTCATTGCCAATGAAAACTCGGAGACCCTGATCAAGGGTGCGTTGTACAGGCTCCAGATCCAGCCGGAAAAGGTTTGGTCTGACCCGAACAGGGCGAACATCAACAAGAGCCTTTTCGACAAAGCCCTTGGTCTTGCGATCCGCAAGTCCAAGCATGGTTATGCGGGTGGCCCGTTGACCGTCGCACCTAGGGAGTTTGTATGAGTTACAGCGCAACTATCCCTCTGGTCGAGGGCGATACGCTTCCAGTCCTCTATGTATATCTTAAAGATAGCAATCAGGCTGCTACCGGGCAGATCCTCGATGAGAGCGATCCCGCTACTTGGCAGCCGATAGACCTGACTGGATCTACCGTTCGTTTCAAAATCCGAGAAGTTGGATCTACGGCCATTAAGTCCACGCTGACCGGAACGGTCACGGACGCCATCAATGGTCGAGTTGCCTTTCAATGGACTCCTGAGTCGTTGAACGCTGCCGGTGTTTATGAGGCTGAGATTGAAATGGAGACCTCCGGCGGGGGTGTTCAGACTGTCTACGACCTTATTAAACTTCGCGTTCGATCTGACTTCTAATGATTCGTGTCGTCCTCGATCTCCCAAAACCTGTACAGGCTGCGCAGTTCCAGAAACTGCGTACTGAGCCGCTACATGCGTATGCGAGGGCTGTAACCCAGTACGTCGATCTAAAGGACGTACTCGAATACGCAGAACTTCGTGGGCCGCTGACCTACGTCAACGCTTATGCGTTGTCGCAGTACATTAACCTCAAGGCTGCCAACGTCGAGATTGATCCGACTCCGGTTGACCGCTGGGTCAACGATACTCAGGTCGTCGCGGATCAGGTTCTTCTGGTATTCGACAAGGGGCTGTCAGATAGCCTGACCCAACTCGACGAGATCATTCTCAGTAATGAGAAGGTTCTCGACGACTTCGCTTTCCCGTTCGACTTTTACAAGCACGACACGGGCAAGGTTCTTGCCGATCTAGTAGCCCCCGCCACGGAAGAGGTTTCGTTTGGCGTATCCAAGGGGTTTTCAGACCTTCAAGGGCTTGCTGATGCGGTATCGAAAGGCTTTGAGACCCCGCAGGCAGACTCCTTCTCGATGGCCGACTCGTCAAGGATTGGCATCGGCAAGGGGCTGGACGATGAAGTCCCGACGCTTGAAGAGATCATCTTCGACATCGGATTCAATCTGGCTGATTCGCAATCTGCGGCAGACCATGCGCAGGTTGATACTACAAAGGGTTTTGCCGAGTCTGTATTATTAGGCGACTTTATCTACTCGTTTTTCTCTACACAGAGAAGCGAGTCGGTTGCAGCGTCAGACGAGGCTTCAGTACTGGTTGCGTACTCTCGTCTACCTGAAGAGACGGAGTATGTGATCGACGAGTTCTTGCTTGTGTTCGGTAAGAATCCGAGCGAGATGATGACCGCAGCAGACTCCGGCTTTTTAAGGATGACGGATTACGCCGACATCACTTACTTTGCCGAGGACTATGTTGGTTCTTCTCAATACTTCTAAAGAGGCTATTTGAATGAAAGCGAATGAAGACATAAAAGTGAGCGGTCGTCTTCAGATCCGTGTTTTCGATGAAAACGGAACCCTGAAGGATGAACGCGATTTCAACAACCTCGTCGTGACGGCTGGCAAGGGCTTCATTGCCTCGCGCATGGTAGGCACGGCGTCCCCTGTTATGAGCCACATGGCAATTGGGTCTAACTCGATCTCGCCTGTCGTCGGTGATACCGCCCTCGGCGGCGAACTGGGTCGCGCATCTTTGACTAGCGGAACGGCGACCGGTGCTGTTGCAACCTACGTTGCGACCTTCAATGCCGGAATTGGCAGTGGCGCGGTGACCGAAGCCGGAATCCTAAACTCCGGCACCGGCGGCACGATGCTTTGCCGCACGGTGTTCCCTATTGTGAACAAGGGTGCATCGGACACGATGACGGTGACTTGGACGATAACGATCTCCTAATAGGGGAAAGGCATGTCGAATCTCACGACCCGCGCAGGGAAAGGCAGTCCGCTCACTAATAATGAGTTGGACGCTAACTTCACCAATCTCAATTCAGACAAGGTTGAGATTGGTGGAGATCTTTCCGGCACATCATCCGCTCCGAACGTAGCGAAGATCCAAGGCCGTGCGGTTTCAGCGGACGCCCCTGCTGTTGGAGAGAAGCTCGTTTGGAACGGCGCTGCATGGGAGCCTTCGGCAGATCCTGTTCCGGATCACGGAAACCTTTCTGGTCTTGGAGATGATGACCACGCGCAGTACCTGCACGTTTCTGAAGTTCGCAGCCCGTCATCTGCGGTAAAGAACAGTTTCCTTCCTACTCAGGCAGGACAGAGCGGAAAGTACCTCACCACTGACGGCAGCAGTCCGTCTTGGGGTGCTATCCCGTCTGGATCTTTGAGCTTCACCGGCGATGTAACCGGAAGCGGAACTACTGGCTCCTCGACAACGCTTACGCTTTCTAATAGCGGGGCGACTGCGGGAACCTATAGCAAGGTGACTGTTGACGCGAAAGGTCGCGTCACTACCGGCGCACTAATAAGTAACGCAGACGTTACCACCGCACTTGGATTTACGCCGGAAAACTCCGGCAATAAAGGCGTCGCCAATGGCTACGCATCGCTCGACGGATCTGGAAAGGTTCCGTCTACCCAACTTCCGTCTTATGTAGACGATGTTCTTGAGTATGCAAATCTTGCAGCACTTCCGGGAACCGGCGAGTCAGGAAAGATCTACATTACAATCGACACAGCAAAAACTTATCGCTGGTCTGGATCTGCATATGTTGAGATCTCTGCATCACCCGGAAGCACGGATGCAGTTCCTGAAGGCAGCACTAACCTTTACTTCACAAATTCTCGCGCAAGAGGCGCGATCACAGCGACTGGTTCGCTGAGTTACAACAACTCGACTGGAGTTCTGAGTTACACCCAGCCGACGAACGTCTCGACGTTTACCAACGATTCGGGATACATCACAAGTTCAGCTTCAATTACTGGAAATGCCGCAACGGCAACGAAGCTCCAAACAGGACGCACGATTGGTGTAACGGGGGACGTTACAGGAACCAGCGCGGCATTTGATGGGTCGGCGAATATTTCTTTCGCGACGACGCTTGCAAACAGCGGAGCGACCGCTGGCACTTACACAAAGGTGACTGTCGACGCGAAGGGTCGCGTCACCACCGGCTCGTCACTTGCTTCGAGCG